TCCCGTTCCATGTTTTCATCAACGAGATAAATAACACTATCCATCCGCTTCATCCCCTTTGAGCCTCTGCGAAAACAGTTTGTTATTCAAGTTGTACCGAATCATTCGGGGCATCCCTTCCCCTGTGTCTCTCTTCCTCCACATCCATGCGGAATAGATCGCAACAAGGGAATTATCCTCAACTGTTTCTTCCAACTTGATTCCTTCACGCAGGATATTTTCCACAGCCATATCTATATACTGATTTAGTCGGTTGTCGTAAGCATCTGTGGAGATGCCCAAGTCAACCTTGAGCATCTCTAACACGATTGCTTTGTTTTCTGTGGTCATTTATACCACTCCTTTTTTAGTTACCGCCTGTTCCGCCTGTTCCGCCACCTGTCGGGGTGCTTACTGCATTAGCGGCGTCTTCTGCAAATGTAACAGCACTTGCAGACACGGTAGCACCATTGATGCCAACTGCGATAAATCCCTCGCTAATTGCCGGTGCGCCGTCATAGCGTGCCGTTCCACGGAATACTGTCTGATCTTCGATGAAAAATCTGTGTTCAGACTGTGCCAGCTGTGTGCCTGCTCTTTCCGCCAGCAGATACAGACCATCAAAACCACCGATGATAACATCATCCGGGATGAAGTCTAATGTTTCGATTGCACCGCCAACGATCGGCATTGTAGCACCGATACCGGCAACGATAGCACCACTCATATCAGCGGAGATAGAAGCCACTAACAGTTTGGTGTATGTCTTCTCATTCATTGCAAACCATCTGCCACCTGTAGCGAATTTGTTGGAAGTCGCTCCGGTTGCTTCAACGATGCCAGCAAACAGGTCTACCCCCTTGCTCTTTGCGGCTGTGATGGAAATAATATTGGTGGTGTGGAGATCTACCCAAGGTCTTGCTGTGGCCGGGTAGTCCGCCGGAGCGGCTGTCTGCGCCAGTCTCGGAACGATGCCAAGAGGCATTTTGGTGCCGGTGCCGTAAAGGATAGCCTTGTCCAGTGCGTAGCCGATGCCTCTGCCAATCTTTGTGAGGATGTCATCAGCAAGATTGATGTCGCTGTCTTCTAACAGGGCGTTGCAGACCTTGACGAACCCGCCGACCTTGTAGCCCTCGATCTCGAGGTCATTGAAACCAATAGTCAGCTCATTAAGATTTGCGCACATTTCTGTCCAAACGGCTTCTGCATAACCGCCATCAATAACCATTCTCGCGTTGCCCGGTACTCTTACATAATTGGTGTGCTTCATGAGTTTGGAAGCCTCTTCCGCGATCTCCCGGAGATACGGCATTGCCACTGTCGGGATAAGCACCTGCTGGTTAGTGATATCTCTCTTCTGCATGATGTCTCTAACCTGTGCGATAAACTTCTGCATATCTTCTCTCTTGCAGAATGCGTCTCTTTCCTGTAATGTCATCTTTGCTAAAGCGGTTCTGTTTGCCATAGCACCCACCTGTCCTTTCTGTGCATCACGCACGATGATTTCATTTCCGGCATCTCTCTTTTCTTCTGCCGGCTTTTCTTCAGCTTTCGCCTTGGCGGCCTCTTTCTGCCGTTCTTCTTCTTCAGCCAATTCGGTTTCTAAACCTTCAATTTTTCTCTGAAGTTCGCCTTTCTGTTCGTCCAGTTCGGCTTTGTCTGCTTCGAACTGGTCAACAGCTTCTTCTACAGCAGAACGCTCTTCCTCTGTTTCGGCTTCAACGATTGCCTGTTCCAGTTCGGCTTCTCTTTCCTGCAGGGCTTCTTCTCTTTCCTGCAGTTCCCTCATGCTCTTATTTGCATCATCAAGCTTCTTCCGGATCATCAGTGTTCTGATTGCCATTTGGATTCATCCTTTCCCGCATTTTGGCTTTCCATGTAGCCATTTCTGCGTCTTTTTTTCTCTTCAAGATTTCATTACGTTCACTTGCCCTTGCTGTGATATTTGTTTCCTCATAAGCGGGAAAACTACATACAGAGCATTCAAACAACTCAACGTCTTTAATAGTCCAATGAACAGACCCATCATCCCGGATTTCGGTTTCCTCGGTGATGGGATAGAAACCAATACTGCAACCAGTGACATCGCCGCGCTTCACCCGTTCGTATGAATTCATCGCATCTGTATCGTTCGGATTGATCTCGACACGACCCCATAACCCATGGGCATCCTCACGCAATTCAAATGTGTGGGCACTGGTTCTGCCAATAACTAATGTTGTGTCGTGATTGATTAAAGCCCTTATGTCGTTGGACAGCGAACTTGTAAACGCTCCCGGAGCTATGCTTTCCGACATCCCCGGAGATATATGATAATCGCTGTTAAATACAGCGAAATATCCTTCAATAAAAAGACCACCCTCTTCGTCTGACCGGGTGGCAAAGTCTGTATTCCTAAATTCAACTTGTCGCAACTGTTTCTCTTTATCCATTTTTTTCATCCTTTCTCTTTGGGCATCGTTTCGAATGTTCGCTTAACTCCCATTTCCCACGCATACCGCAGAAATAAACGTGTGGACATAAATGCTTTATGACTCTGCAGTAATATTTGTTCTTCTCCAAATAAGCGTTCTCACAGGTCATTCGCCTTCACCACCTTGCTCCAACTTCTTTTGGTCACCGATTTTGTCAAGCGGTATATAGTTTTCCAAAAGTCTTAATTCATCCAGCCCTTCCTTCGGGCTCATTCCAAGCCTGTCTCTGACTTCATTTCCTGTAACAATGGCGCGATCTGATAAAGAGCCAAAAACGGAAGAGATTGTATTTAAATCCCAATCCATCAAGGAAAGAGTGTTGAATTTGAGATACCAGCGCGGAGAAAGAATCAGTTTGCGCGTCATTTCCTGCTGGATGCCTATTGCAATGGGTCTGATTGTGTTCTGCACAAAACTGTTCCATGCGTTTTGGTTGTACTCGCCAACACCCAAAACAAAAGGCGGTACCCCAAGGATGGCCGCCACTGTTCTTTTGTCGATTTCCACGCTGTCATTGATTGCAAGGTCAGACAAAGTCAATGGTCTGACTTCTTTCACGTCAAACTGTTCCGCCGGGATGAGCCAAGGCTGTCCGGCTTCGGAATTTTGGACGTAATCATTTAGGATCTTCTGCCGTCCTTCCTGTGTTCCAAATTCCTCAACCATTGAATCCACCTTTATAATCAAAGAGGGCTTCCATTTTGATTCATAGAAACCCTTCTTGGTGGCTGATGCCTGTTTTAAGTTGTTTGCAATCTCCCGGATAGAAACATTGATCCCTGTACCTCGCCATAACTGGTACTTGTCCGGATTCAATACAAAATGCAAAACGTCCGATGACTCAAACGGGATCCCGTCAATGTAGACTCTGTAATCCGACCGCCCAATTGCTTCAAAATGAACACTCGATGCCGGTATCGGCTCCAGCTTGTCCAAAAGGCCGTCTCTTGTGTATGGAAGCACAATGCTGTTACCTTTGCCGTAAAGAAGCAAATTCATTATGATGGCTTCCATCCATACCTTCCTGGTCATTGTCGGCATTGGGTCAATGTCGATTTTGCGTGATAATTCATTGACTATTCGAACATCACCGCTTTCGGTGTTGTCCATTAGGTGAATCGTCATAGATCCAATTAGTTCAGCAATTCGTCTGCACCCTGTGACGATCTCGGGATTTTGGTCTAAAGAAGTGTACCCATAAGAGCAAAGACTAAAATCCTCGTCCATCAGATAAGCAATACTGCCTTTGGTCACTGTGTCTCTTTTCTGTTGGCCTTTGCCCGGGCCTCGGGCTTTGGCATTTCTTTTCTTGCCCATTTCTAATTATTCCTCCCCGAACCATTTCGAGATTTTCTTTTTCTTTTCTGCATCCTCCAGCCCGCGAATGACCGCAAACACGGACGCATCAAACAAATCTATACGAAGGTTCCTTTCAACCTTCTCATACTGAACGGCATCATCTGTTTTTTCAACGGCTCTCACATTTCCAACACAATATTCATACGCATCGGAATGCAGATAATACAACTTTCCGTCTTTTGCTTTCTTCTCAATCCTTCGGAAGCCTTGGGATTTGAGGTAATACAACTGTGGTTGGTCAACAATTCGGAATCCCTTCTGCCTCATAAGTGGTATGTATTCTTCGCCGGCAAATTTGCGGTCATGTCCTACCTGTCGGATCTTGAATCCCATATCTCTCATCTTGCAGAACCAATTAACAACATCGGCCGTGTTTACTGTAGGGCTGTTGCACATCGTGAGCCATCCATCGTCCTGCCAGCCAAAAAGCGGGATGTTGTCTTCATCGGCTTTTCTGTGTGCTTGGGTGACCGGGAAAAATCCGTGAGTGATAATAATATCCACATCGCCATACTGCCCATATAAGGCCGCCGCCGTTAAGTCATACATTCTTGACAGGTCCGCCCCGCCGTACCAATTGATTGGGAGTTTTGCCAATTCTTCAATGCTCCAATTATATTGCTCGTCCGACCGCTGAAATTCATTTATATCAAACCAACTCTTTAAGCTGT